GGCCCAAACACTCCTGAAAACGATGAGCACACATTGTGGATAGATTCTCCAGCTAGTGCCGTTAGCGATCTCCCTATTAAAGATTCGTTGGATGGTGTAACTAGTACCATTGAGGTCACTAATGATACCGATAAATTGTCTGGCTCTGAAACCGGTGATTATGCCATGGATGCTATCAACGATGATTTGGATCCAGATGAAGAGAGGACAATTGACGTTGATGATCTATTAACGGGTCTTGATGAATCTTCTGAGATTGATGCATCGCAGCCGACAGAAGATCTGCTTAGTGACATTGGTGATGTTCTCGCTAACAACGTTACTGTCGATAGTGTTAAAAATCCTGAAATAGGCATGCTGGCTATGGATGATGTAACTTATGTCAATCCTGATACCGGCAAAACTATTACAATGGATGAAATTACCGCAATGTCTACTGATGAAAAGGTTAATATCGTCCGTCGGTATATTACTGATGATGATACTCCCACTGATGCCAATATTGGTGATATGTGGATTCAGTATGCATCTACAGCTAGTGACGAAATCCTGAATACAATCGTATATAAGATTCTGCTAACTGCATACGTTCTTGGTATCGATAACCCAGATGAAGGTACATTAGCACTTGAAGGTGACAGTCTGCCTGAATCTGAAGAAACACTCGCAATCGGCGAACACGAATCATCTGTCAAACGAAATCAAATGCTAATTCATCCTATTATGGATGATGAGGGCAATGAAGTTCCGGATTATGATGAAATTCGAAAAGAAGCCGTTACTTATATCATGTCAGTCCGAGAACCTGAGAGCGCTGAAAAGAATAATCTATGGCTTGGTATTCCTGCTGCAACTCAGCAGGAGATCATCAAAGACGTAATTTCTCAATGCATCTACGAAATTGGAAAAGTTATGCCTAAGGGAGAATATTACGAAGATGATCATGATGTGTATGCATCTATGGGTCTCGATTATCATGCTCACGATAAAGGTACAGAAGGACTTGGTGAACTCTTCCGTGAAAAGGTAAATGACTCATTACATCCAGTTTATTATGGAGACGAGATCAATGGTGCCGATCTCAGAGAAGATGATATCTGGTACGAATTCCTTGATACCATTGATAACCGTGTCGCATATTCTGATCCGAATACAATGGTAATTCGAATTGATGAACGCTTGGTTATGCTGAAGTTTGATTGTCCGGATATTCAAGCATTCGCATTCGATGACATTATGATTAATTTCCATGGTAAACTTGGTATTCGATATCTGTCGATTTTGGCTGATCTGGTTGATTCCGGTGAGATTAAACCAGATGAATTGAATATCTTCTACACACGCTTGATCACTTCTGGTGATGAATTTGAACCGAATCTGAAGCGACTCTATACAGGAACTTCTCATGTTTTAACTACAAATAAGATTGATACTACAGATTTTAGCATTCATTACTCTACCAATATTGGACGATTCAGAATGGACTATTCTGATCCGAGCACTACCAATAAAGAACGTGATGCTGCATATCGAATGTGTATCGATTATTCTGGTCGAGATTTTGCATTCTTAAATCGCAGAATGCTAATATTCGTCAATGGTAAATATATTCCCACTAGCGATTATCGAGAGGATTATATTGGTAAGATCCAATTGACTAATTTCCATGAAATTATCGCTACTGTTGATATTCTTTATTCTAAGAAAGATGAGCATTTGATGCAACTGAAAAAGTCAGCTTGTCAGTATCAGCAAGGTCCGGATTTGTCTAAAATGATTGAACGTCCTTCTCGATATGATACAATGGAGCCGATCAAAGTTTATGATCAAACTAAGAAGGGTTATTATGATATTCTTCTTGACGAATATATCTTAAATGGTAAACTACAGCGAATTCTGAATTATTTAGATGAACATCCCGAAGAAGCTGAAGAATTCAAGCGGGATATGATTCGAAAATTCCATGCAATTGGAGATCAGGATCTATCCATGATGTCATTTAATGATTCCAGAATCATTCTCTCTGGAAATTCATATGGAGAAGATACGCCATACATCATTGGTACGTCTGAATAAACAAATGAGAGGGTGCTGTTTATGGCACCCTCTCATCATTTTACCGCAACATCCTTATAATATTTTACTATAACAGGCGGGGTGAAAAACCATGGATAGACAATCTCGAATCATGACCAAAGAACAGATGCAGTTACTATCTGAAATTTTCCGAATCATCGCAAAAGAAATCACTTGCGATGAAGATAAATATGGATTAGCTCCCGGCGAAATCGGCATTGACTATAATGAGGGATGCATTTACATTAGAAATCCTCATACCGGAGAACTCTTTTCTCCTAATAGTATTTCTCATCTAAAACAGATCCTTACCAAATACAATACCGACAAAAATGCACTTAATGCTGATTATGTATCCAACATTCGGTTCTATTCTAATATTTCGCAGTTGACACAGCTTGGTATTTCATTGAGCGCGGACAGCATTATTCGCCAAATGGAATACCCAGCAATCTTGATGTCACCTGTGGAATATGAAAATTACGTCAGTCTTGGATTCCCTTCTAATTCTGGCATGTTATTAGTCCACAAAATTAGCCCTGAATATGTCACGGCGAGTTTTTATGATAACCATACCATGTCAACATATGAGGGGCGTTATAACCCGTTTAAACAATACTTCGAGGGCTGGTATACAACTACACCCGATACTGAGTATATCGAGACGGTCGGTGGTGGTGATCGTACCTCTATCACGCTACCGGAAAATCCTGAAGATATGGCTGTTATTGCAGTACGAGTCACTTCTGATTTGAACCCGGGTGCTGAAATATCTACAAATGGTGGCGCATATCTGCCCATCTATAATATAGATGGGACTGCCCTGGGTACCACAATAACCGCAAACAATATTATAATGCTAATTTACGATAAAGCGGGGAGTCGCTGGCTTTTAGCTAACTCTTCCGAATCTTCTGTAGTGTCAGTTGTTAACGTTTTGAAGAATCGTGTAGATGAAGTCACCACCTCGTTGAATAAGGCGATCGCTGATTATCAGGAGCGCGTAAATGAGTTGAAGAGGTATACCGATTCACAGGTTGAAACTCTGAAAACTCGTCCAGGCGTTATCAGCGAAGTCATTTCTACATGGACCGCTACCAGTGACAACGTTGATACCATCAGTGCTATCACCGGTTTCGATGCGAAATGTGATAAGCTGATTATCAATTATCGTCAAACGATTCTTCGGAATGGTCTCGATTACATTATTGAGGATACTGGAAGTGTTGTCTTTAAGGACATCCGATTCTCCACTGGAGATGTTCTCCAGTTTATCGTATTAAAGCAGGCTAGCTCTGCGAAATAAGCAGAACTATATTTTTGCAATACAAGAAAGGATGATTTGCTTATGGCTACTATTCAGAAGACTACTCTGAAGCGCTACAACGGCACCGATTGGGATCCCGTATACCTGGCAAACTCTGCGGATATCTCCTATCTGGGCACCGGCTTTGTGGTTGCTGAGGGTACTGGTTTCACCGTTGGTGAGAACGTTTCTGCTACTGAGAGCACCAGCGCTCTGCTGCAGAAGGTTATCAACAACCTGACCGCTGTCGACAAGACCAAGATTCCTGCCCTGCAGAGCGGCGAGGCTATTACCGCTCTGGTTGCCTCCAAGCTGACCGGCGTCGTGTCCCGTGCCAACCTGCCTACCGATGTGAGCGGCAAGGGTATCGAAGTTGCCACCGAGGAGGAGAAGGCTGCTCTGACCAAGGCTGACGTCAACGTTGGTGACCTGGTTAAGGTTACGAACGGCAAGGTCTACCTGGTCAACGCTGTCAGCGATGCTGCTGTCACCTACATGGAGCTGACCGACTCTGCCTCTGAGATCGCTTGGTCTCGTATCACTGGTACTCCTACTACGCTGGCCGGTTATGGTATCACTGATGCCGTGAATGCCAACGAGAAGGTCACCGTTGCCAGCGCTTCTAACGCCGGTAAGATCCTGGTTCTGAATGCCGAGGGCAAGCTGGATGCTTCCATTACCGGCGATGCCCCCACTCTGGAGGGTCATGCGGCTTCTTACTTCGCCACTAAGGCTGAGCACGATGCCGTTGCTGGTCGTGTCACTACCGCTGAGAGTGATATCGATACTCTGCAGAGCGAGATCAAGGCTATCGATGCCGCTTGGATCACCTCTGGTGTGATTTCCATTGATCGTCTGCCCTCTGCCGTTATCGAGCGTATGTACATCGCCGCCAAGGAGACCGATCTGGCTTCTCTGACTACCGAGCAGGTTCAGAACGGTGATACCGTCAAGGTCGTCGAAACTGGCAACATGTACTACGTCGTGGATGACACCAAGCTGGGTACCGCTGACTACATGCAGGGTCTGAGCCAGTATACCGCTGGTATCGCCTCTCAGGTCGACTGGTCCGGCGTTGTCAATAAGCCCACCACCCTGGCTGACTATGGCATTACCGACGCTGTGAACGCCAATGAGAAGGTCACTGAGGCTACTGCGGCTAACAAGGGTAAGATTCTGGTGATCGGCGATGATGGTAAGCTGAATGCTTCTATCACTGGCGATGCTGCTACCCTGGAAGGCCACGCTGCCTCCTACTTCGCTACTAAGAGCGAGCATGATACTCTGGCTGGCCGTGTTACCACTGCCGAGGGCGAGATTGATGCTCTGCAGGCCGTTATCGGTGATGATTCCACCGGTCTGGCTAAGGACGTTGCCACCATGCAGGGTGAAATGACCACCGCCAAGGAAGACATTGTCAACCTGAAGGCTGGTACTGCCATCACTGCCCTGGCTGCCAACAAGATCACTGGCACTCTGACTCGTGCTCAGCTGCCTGCTGACATCTCTGGCCGCCTGATCAAGAAGGCCGACCTGGCTGAGGCCAAGGCCAGCCTGACCGCCGAGAACGCCTCTATTGGCGATCTGGTGAAGTGCGCCGACGGTACCGTGTATGTGGTTGTCGATACCACCAACCTGAACGTGGATGCCGGCTATGAGAGCATTGTCAACGTCGGCGGTGCCACCATTAAGTGGAGCCAGCTGACTGACATTCCTACTTCTTTGGCTGCCATGAACTGGTCTGACGCCGTTACCACTGCTATGCTGGTGGATACTGCTTCTGTTGCCAATGCTGGTAAGCTGCTGAAGATCAACGCTGCCGGCAAGCTGGACGCCTCCATCACTGGTGACGCTGCCAGCATCGGTGGTCATGCTCCTGCATACTTCGCTACCAAGGAAGAGCATGATGCCCTGGCCACTCGCATGACCACTGCTGAGGGTGAGATTGATCAGCTGCAGGCTGACATCAAGGACATCGACGCTGCCTGGATCACCAAGGGTACCATCTCCATCGATCGTCTGCCTCACGGCGCTCTGGAGCGCTGCGCGGTCGTCGCTACCGAAGAAGCTCGTCTGGCTCTGACCACTGATCAGGTTCAGACCGGTGATACCGTTAAGGTCACCGAAACTGGCAAGATGTACTTCGTGGTTGACGACTCCAAGCTGAGCGAGGAAGCTGGCTATGAGGTCTACACCGCCGGTACTGCTACCGCCGTTGATTGGTCCGGTGTTCAAAACACTCCCACCACTCTGGCGGGTTATGGCATCACTGATGCTGTCCACTCCAACGAGAAGGTTACCGTGGCTTCTGCTGGCAATGTCGGCAAGATCCTGGTCCTGAACGCTGAGGGCAAGCTGGACGTTGACATCACCGGTCATGTTGACTGGGCCAACATCAACGACAAGCCCACCTCCACCGTTGAGCAGATCGACGAGGCTGTTGCCACCGCCACTCACACCAACCGTGCTGTCCTGGATAAGCTGGGCGTCGATGGCGACGGCCACCTGACCTATGATAGCAAGGCTGTTGCCTTCAAGAGCGAACTGGATGAGGTTGCCCTGGGCGCCCTGAAGGTTGTCGACGCCGCTCCTGCCACCGCCACTGTTGGCCAGCTGGTTCTGGAGGCTATCTAATCTAACACTTCAGAAAGGACTTAGTGTATGAATAACAGGCTCATTCGTATGCGCCGGTATAATCCTAAGTCCACTTCCGGAGAGTTTGATGTCTTGTTCCCTCAGGCTATCACTGAGAATATCCTGAGGTCTGAGAATGGTGGCGTACTGGAGTCTGATTTGCTCCAGTACGACCACCACCTCGGGGATCATGGCGTACATATCAACAGGGCTCTCAGCGATGGTACCGCGAGGGCCCTGTCTGTACGATTAAAGAAAGCTGTTCTCACGGATGGTTTTCCTCTTCTGCTCACTCTCCATACTGGACTCGAATGTGAACCAACTCTGTCCTTTAATGGCGATGAGCCCAAACAGATCATTTCGGCTAGCGGTGATCGGATTCCCGGTGGTCAAATTGAGGGAAGTGTCATCCTCTTAATTTGGAAGGAATCTCTGGATAAGTGGATTCTTCTGAGTTCTGACAACTTCACAGATGTCACAAAGATTGTACTCCCCGTTGAAACTGAATATACGTTCAAAGCGGATGTCGATGATACTCAAATTATCGTTATCCCTGGTTTCAATCGGAAGTCGGATAAGCTTTCCATCAACTATGGACAGACCATTCTCAGAGCCGGTATCGATTATGAGTTTCTGAATACTGCGGTTAATGCAGTACGACTCCTCGGATTTGGACTGGATGCTGGTGAAATTCTGTATTTCACTATTACCTCATATATTACTACAGCAAAACGTGGCCATTATCGCTATGAGCTTAAATCTGTCGATAAAGTGGTCACTGCGACGGAAGATGGTGCAACAGTTTTCCAGATTCCGCCTGAAGCTGATGGAGCTCACTCTCTGCAAGTCAACTACGAACAGACCATTCTTCGGAATAATCTGGACTACATGATCAATGAGACTGGTGACACCCTCACCTTGAAAACTTTTGCACTGAATAAGGATGAGAAACTGGTTTTTACGATCACACAGTTTGTTGAAGCTCCTGGCGAACTGGTACCCAATAACTGGGGTGCTACCGGTAACTATCGTTATTCTCTGAACGTCGTTCACGGCTCATATACTGCTACCGAAGATCACATCACGGTATTTGCAGTACCTGGCTATAACTTCAAGCGAGATGACATTGCTCTCATCCAGGACAATCATCTGTTTATTCTGGATGTGGACTATACTATCGATGAAATCGGTAACGTTGTCTTGTTGAAGAAAGAGCTTATGACTGATGAAGAGATCTTTTATACGATCCTTCAGGGCGCAATGATGGACGTACCGAATTTCAATGTCATCCAGGCCAACGGCTACGATGGACAGCACATTCTTCTGGATATGTCCTATTCGGTGCTTTGTAACTTCTACACATTGCTCATTCGTCTGAAGCATGATATGAAGACCGCACCAACGATCAAATGTGTTGACGGCCCTGCTGAAATGGTAGTGGACTGCTTTAAATCTCCCATCCTTGGAGGTTATAAAGCGGGATCTTATCTATGGGTTGTTTACTCAGAAAGTGAGCACATTTGGTATTCATTGAGTCACAGTCAGCTCGATATTTCCACTGTAGTCCCTCAATATAAACAAGCATCTGGCTATGCAAACTTCTCTAGCCTTGCTGAGGATGGTACATTCCGAGAGACCGTAATTCCTCATGATTTGGGTATCAAACCACAAAAGATTGAGATTACACCGTGTGAACCTCCTACCGTTAAGGAAGATGGAACAATTACAAGCATTGGTGATATCTGGTCTTATGCAGACGAGACAAACATCTATGTCGGTAATACAGGAGAATCGATCTCTAAGTTCCATTGGAGCGCTATGGCTGACGATGCAACCAACGATTTGCGGACATACATTGACCAGCAGATCACTGAATTGAAATCTCGTCCTGGCAACATCATCCTTCATCCTTCTACATTTGATGCAACTGAAGATACCACTTCGATCTCGGATATTGCAAACTTCCATGCCGGTATCGATCATATTGTGGTTAATTTCAATCAGACTGTTCTCCGAGAAAATATTGACTATGTCGTCAATACGGAAACGAACGGTATTGATCTGATCAATAACTTCGTTTTGAACGCTGGTGATGTACTTCAGTTCATCGTTCTCGAGCAAGTATCCGAATAAAAGATTATCCCCTCCCATAAAAGGGAGGGGATAATCTTCTTTGAACAATGCTATAAAGAAAGGAGGTATATCCGTCGTGAACAAAGATAAGCAAAACAGAAAAAAATCTAAACAAGAGAATCGTGCCAAACGATTAGAATCCTTCTATACTCATCTTGCTCAAACTTTGGAAACAACTTCAAAGCAACTAGTATGGATATTTTCTATCAATGGTATTCTATGGATTTGGTGTTCTTATATTCTAGCATTTATGAAACGGGATACCATTGCTGAACAGTTATCCAGTAATGTGTGTACAGTTATTATTGGACAATTGGGATTTTATCTAATATCCAAAACTGTTGAGAATGTATTCCGCTATAATGATATATTTAGTAAACGAAAATTAAAACTGTCTAAAGATGAAGTAGACATTCTTAAACAATCAAGTTCATCTAGTGATGAAACGGTAGTGCCCGAAACACCAGTTTCATCAGATGATACTATATATACATCTATGGAGGAGGAATTTACAAATGAACGATCCTATGATTCAGACACAGCAGAATACGTCGACCCAAACTGTCTCGACTGAGTCAACCAAGAAGACGGTTGATCTCAAGGCAAAATTCACTTCACGCAAGTTCATCATGTCTCTGGTGGGTGTCCTGGTAGGTATTCTGGGTATTATTGGTTGCAATGATAACACGATTGCAGTCTGTGCATTCATTGCCCTGGAAATCTTGTCCATTGTTGGATACATCCTTGTTGAGGGCAGAGTGGATGCTTCCAGCGTTAAGATGAGTGGTGAAGCTATGGCGACAATCTTGGAGTTGATCAATCAGCTGAAAGCTGGTAATAAAGAGATCGAGATTCCTGGTGAGGATCAGTCCGTTTCGGATGATCTGCTACCTAAGCTGAACGAGTGAAAAATGGGGAGGCACAAC